AATAAAATAGAAAAAAAAATAAAAAATATATATCATGGCAAGCACAGGAATTACCAACGGCACGCTGATTGCAATCTACAAAGATGTAAGCGGCACTTTGACCAAAATCGCGAATGCGAGCTCAAACGATTTTTCAATCACCAAGGACATGATTGAGACCACCAACAAAGACAGCGCAGGCGCGAAGGAATATATCGCGGGCGAGTATGGATACACCATGTCTGTTGAGGGTATGTTTGAAGAGGATGGAAGTGTAGGTTCAGCGATCAGCTGGAAAGAAATTTTAACCGATTTGATTGCGGGCACATCCGTAACAATCGTTATGACATCAAACGTTTCGGGCGACATCAAGTTGAGCGGCGCAGCGTTTTTCAGCGACTTGAATTTAACCGCCCCACGTAACGACGTGGCAACCTTTACCGCCTCAATTCAAGGCACCGGGGCGTTGACGGTTTCAACAATTACGCCTTAATACTTTTTGTATTATCTTCGTGGTATGAACCACATCGAAATCGGGGGTGTTCAGCACCCCCTTTTGTTTAACATGATCGCCATCGAGAACGTGATGGACGAAATCCATGTACAGAATTTTGACGAATTGAGCAGCCACATAAGCATGGCCACCGTGTCAAAATCTTTGAAATTTAGTCGGGTTTGCGCATTTCACGGAATTAAAGCCGGGTATCGCAAAACGGGCGAAACGTTCCCATTTGGAGATATTGACGATTTGGCGGACGCGATACAGTCGTTTTTTGAGGTTGAACCCGCATTGCAAGCCTTTACCCAGGCCGTTGAGGAATTTTTCAAACCTCGCAAAAAACCAAGCGCAAAATCGGGAAAATAGACGGCGGGCAATCGGAACCGCTCGACTTTGACCGCCTTAAAGAAATAGCATTTGGAGAAATGCTAATGAGCGAAAACGATTTTAACGAGTGCACACCGAAATATTTTCGGTTGCGGTTGTTTGGTATGCGAGAGGCCCAAGAACAGCAATACCAAAACCAATGGTACCAAACTCGATGGGCTGTTGCAACAACAATTTCCCCACATCTGAAAAAACCCATGTCGCCGATTAAATTGATGCGGTTTCCATGGGAACAAACAGAACATGAGGATATTGTTGCGACCGTTTCCAAGTATAAAGATATATTTGCGAAGCTCACCCCACCCGCCGAAGCATGAAAGCAATAAACGCCGTATATAACGTATTATCCAATAATTCAGCATTGACGGCGGTTGTTGGCTCAAACATAAACCCGTTACGAATCACCCAGGGCGTAGCATACCCAGCGGTTACGATGCGGGTTTCAACAGTAACCCCGCACCCGTCAAAATCGGGGCAGTCAAAAACGGACTGGGCTACGGTTGAGGTTTCTAGTTACGCGACCACATACCCACAAGCGGTGCAGGTTGCCGATTTGGTACGCGCCGCAATGGAGGTTGCGACACCCGGCACGTTCAATGGCGTTTATACTTGGGAAATTGTTTACAACGGTGAGAGCCATTTGGCGGACGACAATACCGAGGAATACGGCATTTACCAAATTATTCAGGATTTTACGATTTCTTACAACCGATAAAAAATGTCATTAAGTTCGATAAATATTGTATTAGGGGCCATTACGGAAGCGTACAACGCTAGCGTAAACAAGGCGGCCGAAACCATGGATCGCGTATCGAAACGGATGCAGAAATCCGCCGACCAAGCGTCCAAGGGGGTAGGTGATGCGCTTGGCTCGGGGCAGTTAAGGCAGAAGATTGAAAGCATTTCGTCCGTAATACTTGAGCAGAAAGATATTTATCGCGACATGGCCAAGGAATTGGAAGATTTGCGACAGAAGCGAGACGCCATGTCGAAATCGGACGTTCAAGGCCAAAAGGCGGTACGTGCCGAAATTGAAAGAACAAAAAACGGGTTAAAAGAAATCAGCCGAGATACTGCCGAATTGACGGCCAAAAAACAAGCGTTAACACAGCAACTATCCGCCACTAATCAATCGCTTGGCGGAACACGTGCGGCATTAAATGGATTGGCCACGTCGTTTAGCGCGGTTTCGTCCGTTGTCGGAATTATGGCCGACGACAACAAAGCGTTGCGCAACACATTGATGGCATTAAACGCAGCGTTGAATTTTAGCGCGGCAATTATGCAGGTCAAGGATTTGCAAGAACAGTTTGGCGGTTTGACCAAATTTCTCACAAACCCATGGGTGTTAGCCTCGATAGCCATTGCAGCGGCAGGGGCGGCGATTTATGCGTATTCAACACGCGTATCAGAGGCCGAACAGATGCAGCGCGAATTAAATAAAGACTTTTTGGACGCGACCAAATCAGCCAAACAGAACGAAGTGGCATTGATGGGGTATTTAGCCATCGTAAACGATACGACAAGAAGCGAAACGGAAAGAAAAGGGGCGTTGTTGGCATTAAAGGAGGCAGGAATTGCAGTCGACGACATTAACATACGCACCGCCAAGGGGTTAAAAATACTGAACGACCGCACGCGAGATTCAATTGATTTGTCAATTCAAAAAGCGATTGCCGATAGAGCGTCCGCCAAAATCGCCGAAATTGAGATTGCAAAAATTGAACGGTTAAATAATTTGCGGGAAAACGGCGCGTCTATTTTGAACAAGTTTCGCGAAATGACGCTGCCCGGATTTAATGCGCAAGTTTACGAAACCAATAAAGCATATGATGAGGCCGAAGCGTTAACGGCATTATACACAAACGCGCTCAAAAACGCCCAGGGAGCTATTGCGACTTTGACATCAAGAACAACTGGGGCAGACGAGGCGCAAAAAACATTTAATACAAGTCTTAAAGACGGCGAGAAAGACGCGGCCAAATACCAAAAATCAATAGAGGATTTGGCGGCAAAAGAATTGGAACTGTTCAATTTGCGCAATACTGCAAATAAAAACTTGAAAATTATTTGTCCCCTGGCGACATAGTTCCAACAACGGTATTGGAGGAGATTCAAAAATTGGACGAAGAATTGTCCAATGTAAATGAAGCCAAAGGATTGTTAAACTGAAGCGATAAGTTTGCTTCTGAATAGAAATCTTGGAACATTTCACGGGTACCGGCTTGACCTCTGTCTAAGGTAGAACCCATATCCATCATTGGTAAGCCTTTCATTTTTACTGGCTGGATGCTTTCTTGGTCTAAGATAAGCAACTTATGCGACCACGATGCAGGGAAGCATGAACGCTCTTTGAACAATTCACAAGGAACTGGAACGAACTTCATGGTGCCAAACTTAAACATGTCTAAGTTCATCATAGCGATGCTTTCGTTTGGAGCGTAGCGGATTAAGCTGTCTTTATAAACTTTTGACAATTCATAAAGCATCTCGTCTGTACCGTAGATGAAACGTGTACCACCGGCTTTTTTGTAGTTTGTTTTGAAAGCTAATGTTTCAAAATCAGAACGCAAGGCAGCGATTGATGGTGTTCCGCGCATTGATCCTGCTGCTGTCATGGTAGGTAAAATACCACCCATTGACTTGGCTTGGATGCCGCTTTGTAGGGTGAATTCCCCACGGATACCGTTGAACAACGACACGAAAAGGTCGGTGCGTAATTGGTCGATTGTTTCTTTTTTGTCCAAATCAAGGTAGTTGGTAGTACCCATGTTTTTGTACTTTAACAATTCAACCTTACCCCAACGACGGGCGCGTAAGAACAACTGAATGTAGTTGTAACGAGTTACAGTTTCCATTCTGTCGTAGTGAGAGAAGCTTGAAGCTCCATCACCTTGGATTGTTGACTGGATGGCAAGAACGTCACCATCTGATACCGCAGGTAATCCTTTACCTGTTTGTGATGCTACCACAACGGTTGTTCCGTTCACTGAACGAACAATACCGGCAGTTCCGTCAGGGTATGTTACTACGTCATCATACACACAACGCTTTACCGAATCGGCAGTCATTGTTAATGATTGAGTAACTTCTGCACCTGCTGATGCAGCTACGGCTCCTGCGTTAGCATCAATTTCTAATGCTGTACGACCGAATGTTTTTTCCAAAAATTCAAACTCATCGGAACCTTTCTCAAGGGGAGTTTTTTCAAAAAGGATTTTTAAAGCGTAGTACTGTTCGGGTACCGCTTCGTAAATCGCTCTTTCGATTTCTTTTTGCAGCAAAATGGTTTCTGATGCTGTGCCCGTTTTTGCGTCATTTGGGTAATTTGAACCCTGAGCGTTGGCTTGAAGGTTGCCAAAAGGTGAGCCACCTGTACCTGGTTGATATGATCTTGTAGACATAATTTAATTTTTTTTAGAATGTTGTTTTGTTAGCTTCCCTCATTCGTTTGAGTTCTTCTAGTTTTTGTTTTGTCTC